CTATCGGGTGGTGTAGCATTCAAAAAAATAGATCGTCGATTTGGACTTTTTGGCATGGTAGTTGCTACGCACGTGCGCACGTAAATAAAGGCCTATAGCATATAACCAAATAATATAAGCATATAACAAAATAATATTAGACATCCTGGGTGGTGGTGCTATGATGTCTTCATCGGATGGCAACAAGGCCACCGACAACCAAAAAGGAATGCAACAATGCAAAACATTATTGAGAATACAATTGAGCTTTTTAAATACACCAAAAACGAGCGCATTGCACGCTATATGGTGCGGTCTAATTTTCCTGGGCACAATGTGACGTTTACTAAAGAGAAAAACGGAACCACACGTTTCTATGTGGGCCTTACAGGGATTCAGGGATTCTATCGTGTGCGCAAAAACAAGCTGCGCCCAATCGCTGGTGACTGTTTCGACTCTTTTAGCCAGGTCCATTGCGGCAAAATTACGCTGGCCGTCGAAGCGCCGAAAGGCCGGGACCTATGGAATTTCAGCGTAACAGCTGAGAAATAAACAAACAACAGGGGCGCCCTAGTAATAGGGCGTTTTAGATTATGATGGATGCTTTTTTAATGTTAGTGTACATTCTAGGCTTTACCAGTGTGCTAGCACTAGGGGCCTTTATTGGTGAAACATTCTTGGAGGATGGTGACAATGACAATTAAAGGATGGATTGAAATATATTTAGATGGTGAAATCGTAGTGCAATGTTCACCATATTATGATTTAGCAGAATGGCTGGAGGATAGTGATAATGAGCTTTAAAAGTGTAAATCCCAAAATCAATGAGCATTGTCAGGCTAGTGCTGACAACAATGCAGACATGGTAATGATGGTGGTGCTGTCAATTCAACAACCCTGGCATGCCGTTGGTGACCAAATGCGGGACTATAAGGCCCTAGGCGGCGATTCTCGTTTCGTGTGGGGTAATAAGCGCAAAACCTATGATTGGCTTCAGGACAACAAAGAGGCGTTATATCGTGACGCTATGGATGCCGATAATGACGCTGAATTGATGCTAGCGTTTTTACAGGTTCCAGGCCTCGGACTAGCGAAGGCCGGTTTTTGTTGTCAATTATTCGCTGGCCGTGTTGGCTGTATAGACGTGCACAATTTACGTCGATTGAACATAGCACCCAGTGTATTGAGCCTGGATAAAAAGACTAAACCAGACACCCAGCGCCGCAAGATTGATGCATATGTCCAGGCATGCAAACAGCGTCGCACGTCCTGGTTGTGGGATAGTTGGTGCAAGTTGATAGCCAAAAAAGACCCTAAACGATGGGCAAATGGTGAACATGTTAGCGCTGTCCACTATGAGTATTTAATCAATGCATAGGGACGATGAGACCTGGATAGAAAAAGCACTCAATTGGCTATTAGATATTTTTCTCAATTAGACTATGGCGCCCTATGATGGGCGCTTTTTTTTTATGCCTATAAAATTTTTTCATGGGTGCGGAATTTTCAGGCCGTTATTACCAGTGTAGCACAATGTAGCCTTAATGGCTACTACATAGCCTCTTCTATTTCACGTTTTTTCCTACTACCATGGTCTTAGAAGCCTATGCAGAACATTGGCATAGTCTTTGCAGGCTTCATAGACCTATGCAATATCCATGCCAACCTTACAGCCAACCAAGACTGGCACGATCTTTGCAGACTAGCAAGAGTCATGCCAGGCTACGTAGATGCGAATGCGATACAAGATGCGAATGATTCCTATTCAGCCCGGCCTTAGACTAAAGTATGGCTTGACAGACCTATAAAACCGTGCTACAATGAATCAGGCCAGCCCTAAATAGATACCGGGGAGGGGCTATTAAGTCTTTGTAATTGTGGTTGTTGCTATTTAGACTTGCTAGAGGTCAAAATTAGAAAAAAAAATCGGTAAATTATTGAATTTTAAAGGGTTATACAGCCCTCTACAACTCCTTGATTTTAAAGAAGAAAGATATTAAGCCGAATTCGTGTAAGATTGGCATAAAAATTGCTTGACTTTTATAATTTTTTGTGTTACAATGTAGCTATTAAGGGTAGACACAGAATTTTATGGACAATACAGATCCTCCAAAGAAAAGAGGCCGTGGAAGGCCAAGAAAAGACGAGATTGTTGCTAAAAAGCCGGGCAATAGAGGTGTACGAGGAAGACCTCCTGGCGATGCGGCTCGTATTAACGAATTTAAAGCTCGCTTGTTAGCCACAAGTGGGGACAGTGTAATTACAAAAATTATAGATATTGCACAGAATGATGAGCACCCTGGACAGATGGCCGCTTTGAAAATGTGTATGGACAGAGTGTTGCCCTTGTCTTATTTTGAAAAGGATAAAACCACGGGTGGTAAATCTGCTGTAAGTATTACGATTACAGGAGTGAATGGATCTACCACTATTACGGGTGGTGAAGACAACAATGTTATTGAGGGTGAAACAATTGACCAAGAATGAAGCGCTATTTGAGCAGATTAAAGAAGACTTAATACGCCACGAAGGATATGTAGCAGAAATCTACTTGTGCTCTGAAAACTATCCGACATTCGGCATAGGGCATATGGTGACAGAAGAAGACATGGAATACACTTGGCCGATTGGAACGCCTGTTGAGGATGAAAGAATTCTGCAGGTGTTTGAACAGGACTTCCAAGATGCCTATTCAGATGCATGTGCTTTGTTCCTCAACTTTGATAGTCTTCCTGATAAGGCAAAGCGTGTCATTGTAAACATGTGCTTCAATCTTGGACGCCACCGAATGAGTGGATTTAAGAATATGATAAAGGCTGTGAACGAAGGTAATTACAAAAAAGCCGCTGATGAAATGATTGACTCTCGGTGGTATGGCCAAGTAGGACGCCGTAGTGAAGAGCTTGTGGGAATAATGCGTGGAGCTTAATGTAGAGCTTCTTCCCTGGCAACAAGAGGTTTGGGAAGCTACAGAGCGATTCAAAGTGGTGGCCGCTGGTCGCCGATGCGGGAAGAGCCGACTTGCCGCTTGGATGCTTATATTAAATGCACTCCAAACCGAACGTGGCCATGTTTTCTATGTAGCGCCTACACAGGGACAGGCAAGAGATATTATGTGGGGTGTTTTAATAGAACTTGCCCATGAGATAATATCCAGTAGTCATGTAAACAACATGCAAATTAAGCTCATCAATGGGGCTACAATTAGTTTAAAAGGCGCTGACAGACCAGATACAATGCGTGGTGTATCTCTGAAATTCTTGGTAATGGACGAGTATGCTGACATGAAACCTTCTGTCTGGGAGGAAGTATTACGTCCTGCACTGGCTGACCAGAAAGGAAATGCGTTGTTCATTGGAACACCAAAAGGACGCAACCATTTCTACGAGCTGTATAAGTATGCAGAACTTGCTGATGATGAAACATACAGAGCTTGGCACTTCACATCCTATGACAATCCTTTGCTTGACCCAGCAGAGATTGACACAGCAAAGCACAGTATGTCAAGCTATGCTTTCCGCCAAGAATTTATGGCGAGCTTTGAAGCCCTTGGTAGTGAAATATTTAAAGAAGACTGGGTGAAGTTTCAAGGCGAAGAACCAGACGACGGTGATTATTACATTGCTGTTGACTTGGCAGGCTTTGCCGATGTTGCAAACGCCAGGACAGCAAAGAGCCGCAAACTAGACACCACAGCCATTGTCATTGTAAAGGCCAACCAAGATGGATGGTGGGTGGCTGATATTATTTATGGGCGATGGGATATTAAAAAGACATCCCGAAAGATATTTGAAGCCGTTGATGCCTACAAACCGATTGCAGTGGGAATTGAAAAAGGGGCCTTGAAGAACGCTGTCCTCCCCTACCTCACCGACTTGATGAAATCCAATCAGCGTTTCTTTCGTGTTGAAGAACTAACACACGGCAATAAGAAAAAGACTGACCGTATTGTTTGGGCTTTACAAGGACGTTTTGAGCATGGACAAATAGCTCTTTCCGAAGGAGAATGGAACAAGGAATTCTTAGACCAATTGTTTCAATTCCCCAATCCGCTTGTGCACGACGATTTAGTTGATGCATTAGCATACATAGACCAGCTTGCCAAAGTTGCTTACAATTACGACTTTGAAGAAGGCGAGCTTGAAATTATTGACCCTGTAGCAGGATATTAAGATGGAAAACGATTACAAAGGACTCTACGAAGCAGACGCCGCCGGTTGGGTGATGTCAAAGTGCAACCAGTGGCGTGACCACTACGAG